CTTTTTCCAAATGCCAAGATTGGTATAGGGGAGTGTGGAAATACGGTAAGTACTGCGGATGATGAGAGTAAGATAAGCATGATCGACAAGTATTATAAAATGCCAAAATACACAGACAACTATATAGGCGGCTACTTTTGGTGGAACTATGTTAAAGACTGCATAGGAGAGGAGAAAGATAGAGTATACAAGGCAATTTATAATAACTTTAGGTGATTGGAATCAATAAGTTGTAAACTGAATAAGAGTATGATAATGCTTTATATAACGAGTATTTAAAAGATTGGAATACTGATTATATAAATTGTCAAAAGGAATACGGCGGTTTGGCAAAAGAGAAAGTATGGTTTAATTACGAATATCAAAGCCAACAAAGATTTAATTTTTAAATGTAAAAGTAAGAGGTGATGAAGATTAAAGTTACAGAGATTATATATAATGCGTTTAAAAATAAAGTGATAGCCACTACCAAAGATAACGACTATACATTTGAAGATGGAGAAATCCAAGGTAGTTGCTATCTTTGTAATAAAAACACAATAAAAGGATTTAAGAAAAAAAACATAATAAAGCCAACGTTCGTAGATCAAGAGATATCAAAAAATAGAAATAGCGATGTAATATGTGAATGTTGTGCATTTGCGTTGTCTTTTACAAGTTTGAGAAACTATGCAATATATGCGTCAGAAAATAGTGCAGAACATCCAAATTTACAGCGATGTAAAGAAATCATACTTAATAAAGAAAAAGAAACGCCATTTGTACTGTGTATTCCGACATCAGGTCAAAAGTGGCTAAGTATCAAAGCAAAAGTAAATTTCAACAATGAAAATATCATTGTAAGATTTGAAAATGATGATGTTTTCGTTAATGTTGATTTGTTTAAAACACTGATAGATGATATTGAATTGTTATTAAAGCTTGATTTTACCAAGACTGAAATATTAAGTCTTAATCTTAATAGTAGTAAAGTTATGAAATCCAATAAGGTACACGAGATTTTACAAATTGTATCAAGATTGGAGTTATATAAAAATAAAAAAATCTATAAATTAGCAGTGCATCTTGCACAGAAAGGAGAAGATTAAATGATTTATGGGTTTGAAACAAATAATGAAAATTTGGCATTGTCAAGTCTCTTGGTATATGCAGTCTTTAAATCAAGAGATACCAGCAAATTCAAGGTAACTCCTGATATGTGGGGCATTATAGAAAGACAGGTGAAAGCAAGTGCAAAAAGGTCAATAACAATATTGGACTTTTTGGAAAACTTCAAGAAAAAGCTTAAAACAAGCAGTATTCAGCCACGCTTTATGAATTATGATAACAAAAAAGAAAAACTAACAATAGAGCTTGAAGACGGTACACTTGTTGAAAGAGAAGAAAAAAGAAAAAATTATTTTTGGACAAATGAAATAGAAAATGCTGATAATAAAGCAGTATTGAATGAACTGTATAATCATACAAATTTTGTTATACTGCTTGTAAGAGAGAAATTGGAAATTGAAAAGAAACTTAAAATTGCAGATGAGTTAGGAGAGGAAATATAATGAAAAAATTAAACATAGAATATAAATTGATTAGTGCATTAAGCCACATAGGAGAAACTCAAGGTATAGACGCATTTTTAAATACTCAAAAGATACTTAAAGACGGTGAAATTAAAGAAGTCGTACTGTATACAGGCAATGCAATCAGAGGACAATTGAGAGATTGTGGAGCAAAAAGAACGCTACAAGGTAGAAAGGTGGACAATGATTTATTCTATCTATTGTTTTCAGGCGGTAATATAGCCGGAAATCAACAAGTAGATCTTGAAAAGGCAAGGACCATAAGAGAAAAATTGCCACTTATATCAATACTTGGTGGAGGCATTGGAAATGCATTGCTATCAGGTAAGATATATGTATCTGACGCTTATCCGCTTTGTGAAGAAACGATAGAGCTTGTACCGGCTGATTTAAAAGATAAATGTAAATTGCCTTGTAGAATGCTGACATCCGAAAGAGAATACACAAGATTTGATGATTCTAAAAAAGATGAACTATCTGAATTTAGAACAGAGACAGAGCAAAAAGATAAGGCAAAAGGAGAAGCAAGCACTCAGATGAGATATTCAATCGAAGTGCTAAATGCAGGTAGTGAATTATACAGCCTTATCCAATGCGAAGAGCTAAATGACGTTGAATATGGTTGCTTATTATCATCAATTCAAGAGATGTTTAAATCACCTTATTTGGGTGGTAAAAAGAACGTCGGTCTTGGCAGATTCCAAGCAAAAATCACTGTTGATGATAAAGTGATAATAAGCGTAGATGAAGATGGAATGATATTTAAAACTAAAGAAACAGAAGATTTAATAAATAAATTTGAAGAGTATGTAAAAAATGTTGATTTAAGCACAATAGAGGTAAAGTAAAATGTTAATAAAAGTAACTGCAGAGATGAATGACGGAAGAATAGCAACTTCCGTCCCATATTTACCTTTGGATTCATTGGTTTATGTTGGATATGTCAAAGAGCATCATCCTGAACTTGTTGGAGTGCCATTTGATACTCCGACAGACTTTGACTTGCCAATTGAACGGAAAAATATAAATAATACATGGTACTATGATTGCTCTTTTGCTCTTGCTGAATTAGTCGCAGAAGATGAGCGATTTTATAACAAGAGATATAACGAGAAAGAGGCGGAAGATTATCTACAGTCAAAGGCAAAGACTGTAGTAACAAGAAAAGGTAAATACAAAAATTTTAGAAATGCTTTAAATATATATCTTGTAAATAAAATAACGTGGTATGTAAACGGTAATATGGAAGAAATTAAGAAATGTTTAAACCATGTTCATTTTATAGGCAAGAAAAAAAGTCAAGGTTTTGGCTTAATAAAAAGTTGGACCTTTGAAGAAACAAAAGAAGAACTAACATTTTTAAGAGCCATTCCTGATGAAGATGGAAATGAAATGCTTGGAGTAAGACCGCCATATTTTTACGATGGAAATATTACAAGAGTAACTATGCCTAATGATGATAGGTTGGCATGTGTGAGGGCATTTCTATGATATATGTTTTTTCGAATTACAAAGCTATTGAGGATAAAATATATGACTATGAAATTAATAGACTTTTTGCATATCCAACTGTACCTACATTGATACATGATAAATCATTGTATATACTGGATAGCGGTGGCTTTGCTATGAGCCAAAAGAACAAAAAAATAGACACTAACTATATGATAGAGTTATCAAAGTATTATGAAAAGTATAACAAAGATAATGTTATATGTGTCGCTCCGGACAGATGGCTTGACGCAGTAGAAAGTATGAGACTTTATCAAAAGTGGAATAAATTAAACTTATTCAAAGATATTACACCTGTACTACAAGATAAGAAAAAAGGTGTAGTAGATGTAGAGTATATGAAGAGACAAGTAGATTTTTACAAAGGGAAATCCAAGAAGATCATGTACTCTAATAATGGGATAAGAGGAGACAGCCACATGGCTATGAGAGTTGAAAAAGTATGTAGATATGTAAAAGAGCAAGGTTTTGAATGGATACATCTTTTAGGTGCAGGCTGGGATTTGGATGACATAAAAGCTTGGAAATCAAGCAAATATATAGACAGTATGGACAGTATAGCCTATTATACCAGTCCAAAAGAGTTTGAAGCCAATATAGTATTAGAGGCTATACACAATATATTGTCATTATTTGAATAATGTAAGTGAGGTGATATATTGAATAAAAAAGAACTAAAAAGGCTTAGATATACTCAAGAATTTATCAATACAAAAAAAGCAGAGATTGAACTGTTAAAAAAAGACTTGATGTATATCAGAGGCTTAGATTATACGAAAGAGCATACACAAGGCGGAAACGTCAAAACACAAGAAGATTTGATTTGCGAGATAATGTCACAAGAGCAAGAGCTTACGAAAAAATATAAAGAGCTGTACAAAAATAAACAGAGAGCAAGAGAAAAAATAATGTTGTTAGATGATAAAAGATATCAGATTATCTTATATCAATATTACTTATTAAACAAAAGCTTTGATGAAATAGCTGGTTCAATGCACTATACAACAAGGCATGTACAGAGATTACACGGAAAAGCGTTAGAGGCAATGAAAAATATATAAGATGTCGTAAAATGTCGTAAATGAATGTGATATAATGATATTGTGAAAATAACACATAGTTACTCCTAATTATAAAATTTATGTAGCAAAAGAGTCTTGCAAATGCAAGGCTTTTTTGTTATAGTATATGAAGTTTAATAAGAAAAGCACCTATTTTGCAGGTGCTTTTCTTATTATCAAGTTATCATTATCAATAACTTTTTCAATATCATTAATAGTTTTATCTTCATTGATAAAACCAAGCTGTAGAGCTTCCTTTAATGATATGTTGATGGTAAAACTGGAAATATATCCATTCCCAGCTTTTTTTGGAACAAGTTTAATTGGCTTAACATCCATAAACTATTTGACCTTTCTTACTTTAATAAAAGCTACTAAGCTTAATATTAAAGATGATATTGATATGATAAGTGTTAATAGTTGCATAATATCAACATTAGAGATATAATATACTTAGCCCTCCGGAGAGGGCGGGGATTTTATTCCCCGTTTGTTTTGGTAGCTAACTTATACAGGTGATATGCTGTGGCGGCATTTATCAGAGCTGTTATTAAGTTAGCTACTGTTATTATTATCTCTAACATTTGTTCACCTCCTTTCTATACAAATATTATATCATTACGTACCGTAAAAGTCAATAGTTTTTTATAAAAAAATAAATTTTTTTTTAAAGCATTTTCAATTATTTGAGAGTGCTTTTTTAATGCGAAAAATTATGGAATACAAAATAATTAAAAAGTCGTATGGATATGTCGTTGTCAATGTTACACTCAACACACACGCACATATACCAACATATAAAGGCTGCAAGATACTGCTACACATGATAAGAAAGAACATTAAAATAAAAGATAAGTATTTAAGAAGAGCAAAAGAAAGATTGCTGAAAGGAAGATAAAATGGCGAAAGAATTTGCAAAACAATTCTATCACAGCAAATCATGGATAAAGTGCCGAGCGTCGTTCATAGCAGAAAGAATAAACATTGACGGCGGCATGTGTGAGCATTGTAAAAAAAGATTAGGCTACATAGTAGACCACAAACAGGAACTGACACCAAGTAATATTGACAATCCAGACATAAGCCTTGACCATAAGAATTTTCAATATTTGTGTTTAGAATGTCACAACAAAAAAACTTTGAAGAAAAATTTTGCCGGAGACTTTGACGAGAACGGACAGCCACTCCCCCCTGTTCGGTAGTTTGAGAAAAAGTCACCGGGACCGAAGGGGGGACTTTCGTTTAATAAAAATGTAATTTTCACATAACCCCCCCTCAAAAATGAAAGGTGGTGATTTGAGTGCGAGCGAGTGAAAAGGCTAAAAAAGAAAGCAAGAAAAAGACAAAGATAGTAAAAGATAAAGTTTTAAAACAAGATGTAGATGAAGATAAGAAGATAAAGAAGAATGTAGCTAAAGATAGACAAACAAAGAATGAGATTGCAAGGCTGACAAAAATCTTTAAAGACATAGATAAAAACAAAAAATTGAGTGCAAAAGGACTAATTGAAGAGGCTGCATATATGAAATCAACACTCAAAGAGCTGAAATCTTTCATTGACGAAAATGGAGCAATAGATGAAATGCAACAAGGGAGCTACACTATACTAAGAGAAAATCCTGCTTTGAAATCTTATAACACTATGATCCAACGATACACCACAGTTATAAAAGAATTGATAAATCTACTGCCAAAAGATATCCAAAAAGAGACATCAGACGGATTTGATGAATTTGTAGGTGGTAGACTTGACTAAAGAGATAAAGCCAACAATCAAAAAAAGTAGGAGAAAAGAGCAATGTAAAATCACCAAAGCTAATATCTATATAAGAGAAGATGAAGACATAATATACGGCAAGGAAAAGCCTACAACAACCGCAAACGGTATAAGAAGATATTCAGAAAAATACAATCCTATTTTAGAGTATTGTGAGCAGATAGAGAAAAAACAAGTTATTGTATCTGTCAAAATAAAAAAGACATTTGTAAAAATCAAAAGTGACTTAGAAAACAAGCAATCTGAATGGTATTACTCGGCACATAGAGCAAATCATATTATTGAGTTTGCCGAAAATTTTTGCCGTCATAGTAAAGGAAAACAAGGCGGTAAAAAAATAGTATTGGAACTATGGGAAAAGGCAATACTTGCAACCATATTCGGTTTTATTAATATAAACGGAATTAGGAAGTATCAACGGGCAGTTTTAATTATAGGCAAAAAAAATGGTAAATCACTACTTGGTTCGATTATAGGACTGTATCTGCAGATAGGTGACAGTGAGAGCGGTCCGGAAGTATATGCTGTGGCGACCAAAAAAGACCAATCAAAGATAATATGGCAAGAGTCAAAATCAATGGTTAGGAAGTCCCCAACACTTAGAAAAAGAATTAAGCCACTTACTCACGAATTGGACAGTAGAGAGTTTAACGACGGAATATTCAAGCCTCTTGCAAGTGACAGCGATACACTTGACGGACTTAATATCCACGGTGTATTAATGGATGAATTTCATCAATGGAAAAACGGCAGACCGCTATATGATATAATGGCAGATGGTATAACTGCAAGGGAACAGCCACTAATATTCATGTGCAGTACCGCAGGAACGATAAGAGAAGATATATACGATGAAATATACGAAGAGGCGGAGCTGACAATAAACAGCTATGAATTAGAAGAGGGTTACACTGATGAACGCTCTATTTTTTTTGTATACGAATTAGATACAAGAGAAGAGTGGACTGAGGAGCAGAGTTGGTACAAGGCAAATCCCGGACTTGGAACTATAAAAAATCTGAGGACGTTGAAAGAAAAGGTAGAAAGAGCAAAGGAAAACAACTCACTTGTAAAAAATCTTGTCTGTAAAGAGTTTAACATCAGAGAAACATCAACAGAGGCTTGGCTTAATTTTGATGACATAAACAATAAAGCAAAATTTGACATAAAGCAGCTTAAACCAAGTTATGGAATAGGCGGAAGTGACCTGTCATCAACAACAGACCTTACATGTGGAACTATTATATTTATGCTGCCAAACGACAGCAATATATATGTAGAGCAGATGTATTTTTTACCAGAGGATTTGTTGGAAGAAAGAGTAAGAGAAGACAAGATACCTTACGACAAGTGGAAAGAACAGGGACTACTTAGAGTATCTCAAGGAAACAAGGTACATTACAGAGATGTCAAAAAGTGGTTCGTGGAGATGAAAGAAGTTTGCGATATATATATACCTTTTCACGGTTACGACGGTTGGAGTTCAACGTATTATGTTGAAGATATGAGAGACTATTTCGGGAAAACCGCTATGGAAGAAGTAATGCAAGGGAAAAAGACCTTATCAGCACCAATGAAGAGCTTGGGAGCTGACTTAAAGGCAAAAAAAGTAATATATAATAACAATCCGATTTTGAAATGGTGTCTTGCAAATGTCACTGTAGACAGAGATAAGAACAACAATATACAGCCAATAAAAGGCAGTAACTCAAAACGTAGAATAGACGGCTTTGCAAGTCTATTAGACGCTTATGTTGTACTTGAAAGACACTATGATGAATATATAAGTTTAATTTAAAGGGGGTGAAAAAAATAAAAGTAATAGACAAAATCAAAAATATTTTCAAAAACAATATGGTTACTGTTACAAGCTACAAAATGATTACTGAATCAGGAAGTGGCTTTTTTAATTATGACGGAAAATTGTATAAATCCGACATAGTAAGGTCGTGTATCAGACCAAAAGCACAAGCTATAGGAAAAATCTTAGGAAAGCATATAAGAGAAGATCCTAAAAGTGGAATAAAGGTAAATCCTGAACCATATATAAGATTTTTACTTGAAGAGCCAAATCCATTCATGACAGGACAGGTATTACAAGAGAAATTGACAGTTCAATTAATGTTGAACAACAACGCATTTGCGTATATTCAGCGTGACGAGAATGAATTTCCAATTGCAATATATCCAATTAACTCTTCAAATGTATATTTATTGCAAGATGATAAATACAACTTATATCTTAGATTTTTTACAAAAAACGGCAGAAATTACACTTTCAAATACTCAGATGTAATACATTTAAGACGTGATTTTTGCAATGACGACATTTTCGGAGACAATCCCGCACCTGCATTGACACAACTTATGGAAGTAGTTGGAACAACTGACCAAAGTATTGTAAATGCAATTAAAAACTCGTCTGTAATAAGATGGCTTTTGAAATTCCATGTTGCAATGAAACCCGAAGATTTGAAAAAGCAGACCCAAGTATTTGTAGACGACTTTTTGAAAATCGAGGACGGTTCAGACGGCAATTCGACAGGAGCGGCGGCAACCGACTCAAAATTTGACGCACAACAAGTAGATCCTAAAGATTACGTACCTAACGCTCAGCTTGTAGACAGAACAACACAAAGGATATACAGCTTTTTTAATACAAATCAAAAAATAGTGCAATCTTCTTACAACGAAGATGAATGGATTTCATATTATGAGGCTGAATGCGAGCCGGTCATAACACAGCTTTCGGGAGAATACACAAGAAAGTTGTTCACAAGAAGAGAAAGAGGCTGCGGAAATAAGATTGTATTTGAAAGTTCAAATCTGACATTTGCAAGTATGTCAACAAAATTAGGCTTAGTTCAATTTGTTGACAGAGGCATATTAAATCCGAATGAAATAAGAGAAATACTCAATCTTGCACCTATCGAGGGCGGAGAACAGTATATAAGAAGACTCGACACAAGACCAACAGATGAGTAGAAAGGGGGTGAATAAATGGCAAAGGTGAGGATAGCAGGAACTATAGTATCAAACGATGAAAAATGGATATATGACTGGTTTGAAATCGAGTCATTTTGCATTAATGATTTGATAAAAGCTATATCCGATGAGCATGAGCTATTGGAGATTGAAATAAATTCTCCGGGCGGAAGTCTTTTTGCCGGAAGTGAAATTTATACAAAGATAAAAAATCATAAAGGCAAAAAAACAGTTACTATAACAGGACTTGCCGCAAGCTGTGCGTCCATTATAGCGATGGCGGGAGATGTAGTAAAAATGGCTCCAACCGCTCAAATGATGATACACAACGTATCATCGTATGGAAGTGGAGACTATAGGGATATGGAACATCTAAGCACGGTACTAAAGCAAGCAAATGAAGTAGTAGCAAACGCATATATGCTCAAAACAGGAAAAACCAAAGAAGAACTACTATCAATGATGAACAGTGAAAAGTGGTTTACACCTCAAGAGGCAAAAGAGCAAGGTTTTATTGATGAAATCTTGTTTATAGAAAATGATGTGAGCAACAATATGCAGTTAGTCGCAGGGTTTAAAGCTAATATAATACCTGCTCAGATAATCAACAAAATGAAAATTGAAAAAGAGCAGGAACAACTAAATCTATTAAAATTAAAGGAGATTATGTAATGAAAAGAGAAGAATATTTGAAACTAAGAAACGAAAAATTAACAAAAGCACAAGAATTGTTAGATGCAGGAAAGTTCGAAGAACTAAAAGCAATAAAAGAAGAGATTGAAAAGTTTGACACAGACTTTGAAAACATAGCAAAAGAGCAGGCAAATCTTGCAGCATTAGAGGGCAAGGTTACTAACATTGATATATCAAATCAATCTGTTGATGTTCCAAGTGCAAAAGTTGTTTCAGACATCAATCAACAAGAAGATATATCATATGAAAAAGTATTTGCTAAAGCCGCATTACTACAGCCTTTGACAAATGAAGAAATAGTAATATACAACAAGTACAACCCCGAAAATGTATATGTTCACAACACTACCAACACTGAAATAATGATACCTAAAACAGTCGTTGCCGGAATCGAAAATACAATGAAAGAACTGCATCCGATACTAAACGACGTACAATCAACACACATAAAAGGTATCGTGAAATATACAAAACATACAAAAGTCAAAGACGGAGACGCTGACTACTATTCAGAAGATACAGAAGTAAAAGACGAAGAAAATGAATTTGCAGAGCTTACACTCGGAGGAAAGGAACTTGCAAAATCAGTTACAGTAACATGGAAATTACAAGCTATGGCTGTAGATGAGTTTATTCCATATATTCAAAGAGAAATCGGCGAAAGAATGGGAAATGCTAAGGCAAGAGCATTTGTTAACGGTGCCGGTGACGCAAAATATCCTCAAGGAGTTGTAACAGCAATAAAGGCTGAAAGCGGAACACCACAAAAGGTAGAGTTTGCCGCAGCTACAGGACTAACATACAAAGACGTTACAAATGCTATGTCGAAGATAAAATCAGCATATAAGAGCGGTGCTAAAATATATGCGAATAATACGACTGTTTGGAATGTCCTTGCAAACATAGTGGACAAAATGGACAGACCGCTATTTATACCTGATGTAACAGTGGGTGGAGTCGGCAGAATATTAGGTATACCAGTCTTTGAAGAAGACGCAATGAAAGACAATGAAATACTAATAGGAAACATGGCGAGCGGATACAAAGAAAATGTTCAAGAGGGCATGAAACTTGTAACAGACCAACACGCAAAACAAAGAACTACAGATTTTGTAGGTTACGAAGTGCATGATGGCGGAGTATACGACACAAAAGCCTTTGCATACATCGTTAAGGGGGTTTAATAGATGAAATATAGAGTTATAGACGGTTTTTTAAACTCTAAAACTCAAGAATATATCCCTGTAGGCACTATATTGACAGATAGTGAGCCGAGAATAAAAGATTTTATAGCTGCACATGTTGTTGCAGCTATAGAAGATATACAAGAAAACGAACAAACTAAAAAAGATGATCATACTGAACTTACAACAACTCAGATAAAGCAAATGCTTGATGAAAAAGGCATTGAGTATGACAAAAAAGCTAAAAAGGATGAGTTGTTAAAACTATTAGAGGGAACGGAGTAATCCGCTCCCTCATTTAATGGGGTGATATAATGCTTGAAAAAATAAAACACTCACTGAGAATAGGACATGACGGTATAGATAGTGACATACAGGAGCATATAGACGCTTGTAAGCTCGACTTACAAAGAGTAGGAATAAAAAAGATAGAAGATACAGATCCGCTAATTCTTCAAGCTGCTAAATTATATGTTAAATGGCACTTGAATTTTGAAGATGAGGCGGACAGATACAGAAATGCCTATGAAATGCTCAGAAATTCTCTTGCTATGAGCGGTGATTACAATGTATGATGAGCAAATAAAACTGCTTGGAGAAGAAACAACTGTAAATATCCCCGGACAAGGCAGAGAGAAAAAGCAAACTGAAAGAACAGTATTTGCAAAGGTGTTAAGTATAGGTATGAATGAGTTTTATCAAGCACAGTCAACAGGTTTAAAGCCCGAATTAAAGTTTGAAATTGCCGATTATCTTGACTATAAAAACGAAAAAGAGCTTGTATATAACAAAGTTAAATATCAAGTGCTTAGAACATATAGAAAGAATAAACGGCAGCTTGAAATAACAGTATATGGGGGTGTAAATATTGGCACTGCCTAACGCAAAAATGAAAATAAACAGAAACGGCGTGACATTTGAAAGCAATGTTGACGCTGTGCAGTATTCATTGGAAAATCTCATAAGAGCGGCATTAAGAGACACAGCAAAATTTTTAAGAAAGAGAATGATAGAGCAGCTTAAAAAGTCAAAATATATGAAAAGACTGAAAAGATTAGGTCTATCTACTCAATATTGGGTCAGAAAAAGGGAAAATGACCTACAAATCGGCTTTAAACACGACACTTGGTACGGTGCATTATCCGAACTTGGAGACAAAAATCAGCCAAAAAGAGGTATATTGCGGAGCACGGTCACAGAAAATATCAGCACAATACAAGAAATACAAAGTCAATATCTATCTGCATTGAATGAGCAAAATCCCGATGTAGAAGAGATAAATGACGAAGTGGGAGCTGATGAGTCATGAAGTATTTAAAGATTGAAATCGAAAAAATATTACTTGAGATATGCAAAAATGTGTATCTTGAAATTGCTGAAGATGACAGTCCATTCCCTTACCTTGTGTATAACATTGAAAATGCTGTGAATAACGGAGATATACACAGTTATTTTTTAGATGTGGATGTGTGGGATAAGTCTCAAACGACTGTAAATATTGACGAATTGGAGAGAAAACTGAAAAAGCTTGATAAAACAAGTTATATTGATGAAAACATTCAATTTACAATGTATTACGACAGAACTATAAATACAAAATCGGAGCATATAGAGCTGAAAAGATATACAGTAATGTTTGAAATTAGGGCGATAGAAAGGAGATAGAAATGGGAAAAAGCAAGACATATAGCGGTTTTAACGATAAAACTGCGGAAAATCTACTGCTTGATGCCGGAGCATTTTTTGCAAATTTCAAAGTTGGAACAGATACTTTTGAAACTGCTATTGCAAAGCTACTTGGAGCAACAAGAGGCGGCGGAAAATTCACGGCAAAACCGAATATCCGTTCAATTGAAGTGGATGGAGTAAAAGGGAGAGCAAAAGGACTGCAAGTGATAGACAGTTGGGAAGTATCATTGTCCGCAAATATACTTGAAATTAATAAGGAAACACTTGCGAAAGGTCTAACAGCTACAAATGCGGTAGATGACAGCACAACAGAGGGATATTCGATAATAACTGCAAAAAACTATATAGAATTGGCGGACTATATAGAGAATGTAACGTTCGTCGGGAAAATTTCAGGCAGTGAAAAACCTGTAATAATTCAAATATACAATGCACTTAACATTGACGGACTCACACTGCAAACAAAAGACAAGGATGAGGCTGTTATTGCATTAAATTTTGTTGGCACATATGATACGAAGACCCTTGATGTGCCGCCTTTCAAGATATATTATCCGAAAGAGTAGTAAAATTGAAGAAAGCATTGACGGTTTCAAAAATATATAATATAGTTAAAATAAAATAATTAGACAAAGGAGAATAACTATGATAATATGTAAAAATGAAACAGGAAATGCTTGTATATTAGCTGCTTTCAAAAGAGGAGAAAGTAAAAAATTTCAATCATTATGTATGGAAATTCTTATGCCATTAAGGATTCCATTATCTTATACAAGTATAGAAAAAGTACAAGATAATGAAATATTTAAATTAGAACTTCCAAGTAGCTTGGTAGAAATTAAAGATGTTGAAAAAATAAAAGAAAGGTTAGAAGAACTTGCAAAACGAAAGGGTTGTACAGAATTATAAACTAAAACCACTCAAATTGAGTGGTTTTTTTATACTTAAATTAAGGAGAAGAAAATGAGAAAACCGAATATAAAAGACGCATTTTTAATGTCAAGAATAATAAAGAAAATAGATCTTAAGAATGCAGATATAAAATGGGAAGAAAAAGCGGAAACAGTTGGAAAAGAAGTCATATTTTATATCATAGAAAATATAGATAAAGTTGAAGACGAAGTGTCTGAGTTAATATCAAATATATTTGAAGTAGAAAAGGAAAAAGCATTGGAAGTGCCTTTGGATGAGGTATTTGAACAATTGAAAAATATAGATGGTATTAAAAATTTTTTTCAACAAGCTGGCAAATTGACGAAGTAGACGTATATGACGTTATTTTGCAAAGATATTCAAATATCGAGTTTTTATATACATTGGACATAAGCACAGCAATGGAGCTTATATCTAAAGCGTACGAAGAAACAAGAAAAGATAGTGCATTTACTTTATATGCAAGTATTTATCCATATATGAGCGAAAATGATTTTATAACATTTAATGAATTTTACTTAAAAATGACTGTAAATAACAGAAAAAGCTCTGATGAGATCCTTGATGAAGTAAAAGAGCTTTTAAATTTTGAATGGAAAGAGGTGATATAAAATGGAGCTGTTTAGACTTTTTGGCACGATATTTGTAGATAATGCAAGAGCTAATGAGAGCATACATCAGACAGAAGAAAATGCGGAAAGAACAGGAAACTCACTCCTTGCAGGAGTAGGCAAGGCTGCAAAATTTGGAGTAGCAATTGCCGGTGCCGCCTCTGTGGCAATCGGCGGAATGATTGGACTTGCAAGTAAAACCGCTGAGACGGCTGACTTTATTGATAAACTTTCAGAGCGTACAGGAGTAAATAGAGAAGAATTACAGCGTTGGAAGTATGCTGCAGACCAAAGTGGGGCAGATGTAAGTAAATTTGAAGTTGGAATTAAAAAACTATCATCTGCAATGGATGGAGCAAAAACAGGGTCCAAATCAAATGAAGAGGCTTTTAGAGCTTTGGGAATATCCATGCAAGAGATTAAGACTAAATCACCAAGTGAAATGCTTGATACAGTTATGAAAAAACTTGCAGATATGCCTGACAGTGTTGAGCGTAATGTGCTTGGAAATCAATTACTCGGTAAATCATATTCCGATATGCTCCCTCTCTTAAATTCAGGTTCAAAAGGGATTGAAGAGCTTAAAAATAGAGCTGACAGCCTTGGACTTGTAATGAGTGAAGACGCTGTAAAAGCTAATGTTAAATTTGGAGATACATTAGCAGATGTCAAATCAAGTTTTTCAGCTGTATTTATGCACATATCCAACGAATTTTTACCTATTTTACAATTAGTATTGGACTTTATATTGGAACACATGCCTGAAATTCAAAGTGTATTTCAAGTAGTATTTTCAGTAATAAGAGGTGTAGTAACTGTTGTAATTGAAGTCTTAAAATTTTTTGCAGGTCTTGTATCAATGTTTTTTAAAGATACAGGAGCAGGAGCAAAAGATTTTCAAGAGACTATGAAACAACTTGCAGGAGTTATTTCATTTGTATTTGAGTCATTAAAAATAACAATAGACGCTATACTGAATGTTATAAAAACACTATGGGAAAAATACGGAGAAGAAATAAAAAAAGCGTTAGTGAGCATCATAACTTTCATAAAACCAATTTTTGATAATATAGTTGGAATAATTCAAGGTTTTATAGATATTGTAATGGGTATAGTCGAGGGCGATTGGGACAAAGTCCGCCAAGGTTTCATAAAAGTAATTAAAAATTTTTGGGAATTTATCAAGGCTGCAATCGGTTCAGCAGTAACATTTATAAAAGATATATTTGTAAATCTTGGTAAGATATTTTTTGATGCTGGAGCAAATTTATTAAAAAATTTATGGGATGGAATAAAAGGTCTTTGGGAAAATTTGAAAAATTGGTTTATTGAAAAAATCAATTGGATAAAGGAAAAATTATTTTTTTGGGAAGACAGCAAGAAAAAAATCAATGAAAGAGAAAGTTCATCAAGTAGAGATAATAGACGTATTGACGGCTCACATGCCGAGGGACTCAATTATGTACCTTTTAACGGCTATATAGCAGAGCTCCACAAAGGCGAAAGAGTATTGACAGCAAGTGAAAATAAGGATTTTTCAAGAAATACAGACTACTCATCAGCAATTAATCAGATCCTATCATCCATAAACGCACTTACACAAGAAATTAGGCAACAGCCATATACACAAAGAGAATTAGCGAGAAAGGGGGCGATATAGCATGAAACAAGGATATGGAAAAGTATATTTAAACGGCAATATTAGCAATTATGACAGTATGTTGCAAAGAATAAGTGATAAATCATTATTCAAGATAACATTAGCAATATATCGTGTGCAGTTATATAGCATGTCGGGTGGTGATAAAGCCGAGGGACGTATTAATGTAGGCGAATATCAAAGTCCAAGGATAACATTTCGGGTAGGCCTATCATCATTTGAACATTCTATTAATCGTGAAATAGACAATCTATATCAAAGCGGCGGCATAAATGCAATTAAACCCTTTAGTTTCGCTACAAATTGGAGCGGCGACAAAGCGTTACAATTTACATTATCAGCAGAAACGAATACAGCTCCAACAGTAAAAATAACAGGAGTTGAGGGAAGTAGTGTTTTTGAAAAAATAGTCCTCAAGTGGGCAAGTACAATGCAAGATAAATTCACAATAACAGCCACAAAGGGGAACACTACTAAGACGTATACAGGCACAACAGAAACATCATATACGATAAATGCTACTGACTTCATAGCGACCGAGGGAATAGCAGAGGCCAGTGTAAAAATATCGTTAAAAATCGAATACACTAATAACAATACTCTAAGTGAAAATTCATGGGCAAGTGAAGATACAAGCGTAAGTTTGAAAAGTACAAATCCACAATTGACAGAACTAACAGCTATAAATGGCTTGTTGACGTGGAAAGGTACAAATCTTGCAGGCTCAACTGCAAAAGTGGAGCTATACAATATTGATTTGAACAATACGAAAGTAGCAGATTTTGAAATTCCAAGTGCTGAATTGTCAAATAACAAATATTTTATCCCCGGAACTATAACACTATATGACGGAAATCATCTTGTAAAAATGATTGTAAGCAAGGTGATAAACAGAATAACATACTCGTCACAGTTATCTACAAATATGCAGCTAACTAATAGACCTTATGTAAAGGTAAATTCGTTAGAGCCTGCCAACGTGCCAAGGAACTATGAAAAAGACATACAAATAACGTGGGACACTACAAATCAACAGACATACAATTTGAAAGTATTTCAAAATAATGTATTGATATACGAGAAAAGCGGAACAACTGAAAAAAGTCTAACGCTACAGAGAAACACATTAAAGGACGGAATAGCAACATTACAGCTTACTGTTACTAATATATTATATGACATAGTAAAACAAGACACAAAGACAGTACAATTTAGCCTTTATGGTGGACTAAAACCGCCAAATATAACTACAAATGCTGTAAATAACGTACTGGATAAAAACAACATAATAATTTCTTGGAATAAAACAGATCTACAAAGATATTACAGAGTTGAATTTGAAGTAATAAGAATATATAACCTGCAAAAGCTCGATACAAATTTGCGAATGGACAGCGGTTATCACTTTGACGGTGAATATCTGACGTTCAAAGAAGACAGCGGAATAATTAGAGGAACAGAGACATCATATACTTCAAAATCAATACTATTTAAAAATGACAACATCAAAAATATAAAAGTAACTGTATACAATGAGCTAAAAGAGAGCAACAGTAATGTATACAGCAATGACATTTATGTTAACTATGTAACGACAGCTAATACAAAAATAACATCATATACACAAGAAGACACAATCATAATAAACTGTAAAGCCAACGCTGTAACAAATGCTACATTTAAGCTAATGAGGGGTACAGATGAGAACTATACACAATATAAAGAGATATATAGCACTACTCAGACAAATTTTGAATACAAAGACAACAACGTAAAAAGTGATACAAGATATTTCTATTATGTCATTACGACAGTTGACAACAAGTCAAATGCAAGCAATGTAGTAACGGAGAAGATAAAAATAAAAGGATTTTTATTTACAAATCTTGAAACTAACAAGACAAAAAATCTTAATCTTGAAGTATCTGCAGATTTTACGACCACTGACGGCAAGGTTATAGTGGAGTATTTGGGCAAGCCTACAGCTGATATTGAACAAGATGAAAGAAACTATCAGATATGTAACTATTCTTGCTTAGTACACAAAGATGATATTGTTGAGGTATATAAACTATTTGACGCTGAAAAAGTAGCATATAGAGATAGAAAAGGCAATGCTTTTATCTGTAATCTTACACATAAAAAAGTATCATATAGTGACAAACTTGATGACTATATAAAGCTGTCTTTTGATATGATTGAAATAGACAGTATGAAACAATTTGAATAGGTGATTGCTTATGAGAAGATATAATTTCAGTTATGAGTTATTAGATAGCAGATTAAAAGCTGTAAAAAATATATATCCAAAGTCTTGCAGTATTGACTATGACAGCCTTGCAACATTAAAGATAAGTGCCAACATAACTATAAAAGATGATGAAAAAAACTACAACGATATGAATATAGCTATAAAAGATAATGATGAGGTAGTAGCAACAGTATTAGTTTCTACATCATCAAGAGACAGACACGCAAAGACAAGGACATTGACCTGCTATGATAGATGTATCATATTAGAGCAAGATAAATTGACAGACAGCATAGTTATTCCTGCCTTTACCAATATAGTAAAGTATGTATCAGATATGTTAAAAGAATATGACAATGCTTTCAGTCTCATTGAGAGCAATGCAACCAACAAGGCAGACATATATTTCAAAGTCGGTACATCTAAGATAGAAGTCATAAACTACCTATTAAATTTAATCAATTACAGCTCCTTGCTCACTGACAAGCACGGAGTTTTTTATGCTAAAAAATATGTGTTGCCAAGCGAAAGAAACGTTGAAATAACATATTCAGATGATATAAATACAAGCATTGTATACAGAGATGTGAGACAAGAGCAAGATTTATTCAATGTTCCAAATGTATTTGTGAGAACGACCAATAATGCTGCTATAAATCCGCCACTTAAAGCAATTTATGAAAATAACAATCCTGATAGTGTAGCGTCTACAGCGTCAAGAGGTAGAAGAATAGTGAATTTTAAAGAAGTAGACAATGTAACAGACAGTGATACATTATTTGAGATAACTAAAAAAGAGGCATATCAGGCAAGTGATATCTATGAAAATATTGAAATCAACACGGCAATTAATACAAAACATTGGTATTTGAACTGTATTGCAATCAATTTAAAAACATTTAATATCAATGATAAGTATATTGAGACAAGTTGGAGTATAGACAATTTGAGAGCAGGCGGAAAAATGAAACACAAGATGAGGAGAATAATTCATGTATAACAAATCAGGAACGGTAACAAGTGTAAGTCCATTACTTGTTGTACTTGACGGAGAAGATACAGCAAGAGAATTTAAAAAACTAAGTAGTTATGAGCCAAAACTCAATGATAGAGTAATCTTGATACAACACGGCTCAAGTTATGTGATATTAGGGGGTGTAAATTAATGGGGTATGAAATAACAAAATTTAATTTTCAAGACGATTTAGCAAGTGCTTCATTTAATGCAAAATTTCAAGAAATAGAAACATATTTGAATAATATTGAAGAAAAATTAACCAAGATAACAGAAGAAAATAGAAAACTTAAAGAACAATTGAATAATAAAGTCGAGAAAATTATACATTTGCCCAATAATACAGACTTTAATACTTTAAATCAGCCGGGACAATACGCAATAAGTGCAGGTGGTGTAAATGCTCCTGTAAGTTATGATGAATCAATACCTGCACATTGGAATATAAATGTATATTGGGGTAATCCTAATGATAATGTATTTTATCAAGTCGCTCAAAGTGTGCGAGAACCTAACAAATTATTTAAAAGATATTGTATAAACGGAACATTTTTCCCTTGGTCTGTTTTTAGCGATGAATTTGATAAAACAAGATACAAGCAATTACAAAATGTCCAAGGCACAGATGTTGATATTCTTGAATTTGCGAAAAATCTAAAAGCGTCTGGCTTTTTTCAATTGTTTTATCAAAATAAGAATGTGCCTACAACAGGTAATTGGGATTGGGCATTTGCAAATATTTTTTATTACAACGAAACTACAATTTCATTAGAGATACGAGCTATATTCCCGCCTCATTCAGTAGCAAAAGTTGCAATGGTTAATGGAAATTGGTCGGCGTGGAGTGTTGTTTAAATCACTTTCGCAACGCATTTATTAAGTAAAGGAATGTCATTAGATATAATTCAGACATTGCTCGGTCATCAGAGCATAACGACAACTCAAATATATGCTGAGACAAGCTTGATAAATGCAAAGATACAATATGACAAGCTTATAGCTTAATTTAATTTATTATATATTTTTAAGCACTCAAATGGGGGCTTATTTTTCATGCAAAAAAGGGGGTGAAATAATGAAAGCACTGTTAAACTATAAGAGAGATGAGCAAGGAAAAAAGCATATATTAAATGCTCGAGCATTATACACTACTGATACAATAGACTTTGAAATTGTTGAAGTATCTCAATATTGCGATATGAATAAACTTGCATATGATGATAAAAACAATATCATTGAAGACAAAGAAAAGTTAGAACTTCAAAAGAAAATCGAAGAAATGGCAGAAACAATTGTAAATGAAGAATTTGACAAATTAATGAATGAGGAGATATAAAGATGATAAAAATATTTGAATATTTGAAAATAACTGCTATAAAACTTGCCAAAGACAAGAAAAAGAATGCTGAAAAAATAGAAGATTTTAAAACTAAACTTGATATTTTTCTTACAAGAGATAGAATAACAGCAGAACAATATCAAGAATTATGTGACATTCTTGAAAAAGAATAATATAAAAAAGGCAATAGATGAGGACTAAAAAGGTCTTTTTTTTATTGCCTTTTTTACCCTTTAATTTTATCCGGGAAGAGAATTTCAATGATTTACAGCAATAAATAAAAAATAATCAATAAATAAAATGATATAACAAGGAGATAATATTATGTTAGATAATGTAAGTAGTACAGGCAAGGCAGCATATACGGTAATTGCCGTAGTGCTTGGAGCAATAGCAAATGTATTGGGCGGATTTGATGACGCATTGAGGCTGTTGATCGTGCTCATAGTAGCAGACTATATAACAGGTTGTGCAGTTGCTATCAAAAATAAGAAATTAAATAGTAGTGTAGGCTTTGAGGGACTACTAAAAAAGATAATCATATTAATACTTGTCTGGGTTGGATTTGAACTTGATAAAGCTCTTGGCTCACAATTTTTAAGGAATGCTATAATATTTTTTTATGCATCCAATGAGGGGGTATCAGTCCTTGAAAATACGAGCAAATTAGGAGTCCCATACCCGGATAAACTTAAAGACATATTGGAACAGTTAAAGGAAAAAGGCGGTAAAAAGAATGAGTAA